ATGGTGGTGATGTTGGTGGATAGAGGCGTTGTAGGTAAGATCTCAGACAGCAATATCAGTCAGCCAGGCAGCAGTATCAGTCAGCTGCGGATTAGTAACGTAAGTGAGTTGTTTAGGAGACCAAACCACAGGAGAAGGGTTAGGCTTAGGGAGGTGTTGGATGGCGTTGCGGCATTGAGTAGCAACCTCACTAAGAGAGATGCCACGTTCGGTGTCTTTGTTGTAGCGCATCTGAAAGGCGGGAAAGTTCGGTGCTGAGAGTTTGGGCGGCCTTACTCAGCATTGCCGAGTGGATCAAAGTTCGACTAACTGTTTCAGGTAGGAGGCTGGGACTGAGATGTCAGGCCCCTGCCAACCATCAAGAAGGTCAACAAAAGCTTTGCTTACTTTGTTTGGATCTTGAATGGGTTTAACGAGATCGTGCAGCGCTGCAGCGTCGATTCTGACAAGCTCAGATGTTTCCGACTTCGTGGTAAGAACTGCAAGCAGCAGGTCCCTGTGTGGGTTGGTGATTGAAGGGATCAGCTCAACGATGTCCAGAGGACTTTCTTTTGTGTTGGAAAAACCCTTGAGCACACCATTCAGGCGGTAGTACCCCCTGTGATTAGCAAGTTCGACAACTTCATACGAGTTGGTATTCTCAAACCTAGTAACGGTATAAACTTCACCATTACGCAGCCTGACTTTATCCCCTACCTTGGCTTTGGTGAGGTCAGGACGTTTGATCTCCTTACGCTTCTTGATTAGCTCAACGATATCATGAGCATTTTTGAACTTAGAGATTGAACCGTAAATCCCCCTTATACCATTTCTACGGTACCAGAATTTTGCAAGCACAGGCAGAGTTGAATTGTCAACTTTTTCGATCTCACAAATCTCACCATTCCTGAGACGAACTTGATCACCAACTTCAGCAAGACTGAGGTCAATATGTTCGATCGTGGTTTCTTCTAAGGGGGCGCAGACGTGCTGGATGGGTTTGAAGCGGAAACTATTTATAGGCTGACCATTGTTGCAATACCAAGTACCATAATTCCCTACGCCCTTTAATTGTTTGGCATATACGGGAATGGCATCGCCATCCACGTACACAATTTGATAGACTGCATCCTCTGCAATCAGATATTGACCAACCTCAAGTTTGTAGTCTTTGAGGTAGATAGGCTCATGTGCGTCCGTGGATGGAATAATCCAGATCACATCTCGGTCGTTTTGGTTAGATGAGCTGTCAGCGCAGGAGACCCCGCTTGCACTGTACCACCACCCCCTAATACAAACAGGATAAGTGGGAGTCCTATCATTCAGGGCAACAGTGTGAATTGATCCATCACGAAAGAGAACTCGATCTCCTTCTTTAACGTTTGTGAGATCAACAGTATTGTAAACGTAAGACATTTGAATTGGTGGAATAGAAAAAGTAGTTGGTGCGTCCTTGAGTTGATCGTGACTAGGCGACACCCCATTCCTGGGCTATGGCCTTAGCGTATGAATCAGCCTGAGGATCCTTGAATTTTCGTAGCTCCTGGATGCGTCGAGCTACCACAGTTGGTAAGGGCTGCGGTTCAGGATCTGGCTTTGTGAGGGTTGTGGACATGATCAGATAATGCTGTGGTGGCGATCAGACATGAACTTAGCCAAAAGTTGATTGGTAACTGGCATTCTGGCTACAGGTATGCCAGCCTCCCATTTGGTTGACACCCATCCAGTGTCAGACTTCTCAGCTGTAGTATTGGAGCCATGAAAGATTACTTTCTCAGCATTGTTAAGTGCGTCCATGTTCTTAAGGTCTTGATCAGTAACAAGCCTCAAAGATGTGGGGATGGTCGGTGTGTCCATGCTCTGGGTGCGTCCCTGAGTTGATAGTGATGATCGTGATTTTTTTAGGGCACAAAAAAAAGGGAGCCTGCGGAGGCCCCCTGGTTGGTGCTATATGCACCCCTGGTGAGTTAAGCAAACTGATGGATAAGGCTCGAATCAACGATACGTTGTACTGGAAATTTACCAGTCTTTATTGCCGTTGCAGCCTGCAGAACTATTTCAGAGAATAAGAACTTCTTAAGGGTTAAATTCTGCAGCAGACTTGCTACATATCTCCAGGTTCTAATCTCACCTTTAAGTGTGAAATCACTACCGCAGACTATGTGGTGATAATCATGTATGGCCCTAAACATTACATTGTGATGATGACTTAAAACCGGCGAATCTGTGCCACCAATAAAGACCTTCAGCCTGTGATTAACTAGAACATCCCTGCGCATTTCAGCATGAGTAGCGTAAGGGTTAGCATCAGAAAGCACGACACTAATACCAACGTCGCGGAGGTGTTGATACTCTCGCATTATGAATACAGTAAGCTCAGCCCTATCTGCATCTGTCAAGATAAGATCAGGAGATTTATTGTACTCATGAGATAACATTCGGAGCATGCTATTCTGTAGCATCTGCTCAGCAAGTGCGGCCATGGTTTGATCGTGGATTGTTAAGTGGATTGAATAGGGTTGTTAGGTGGATTGTTTGCGACGCAGTTTACGACGGCCTCTGTACATATTGCGATGTACAATCCATGTAATGGCTTGAATTTGAGAAGGAGTGTATTCAGAATCTAAGATGCTGTTGATCTTATCTGTAGATGAGATGTAGTCTTGCTTAATTCGATCGTACAGCTTAGGTGTGATTTTGGGGGTATCTGATGTAGACACACGCTCACCCAACCAAATACTGTAGGCGTGACCATCAACACACACTGATTTCTGATTCAGTAGGATGGATTCAAAGAAGTTCTGTACTTTAAGGCCATTCAATATGTTTAGAACAGCCATGCCACCGTAACCAACGCCTAAGTCAAGTACATCTAAGGCCTTACGTTTGTTAGCACCAAACGTCCCGACTTTAATAGTCTCGGCATCCGTGCGCCCAAGGTTAACGTAAGCATCACACATATTATCTGCGTCAGCTACATTACGTTCCCATGGATTCTGTGGTGAAAGTGCGGCGATCACACCTGCTACAGTCGCAGTTGGTATATCGTACCTACCACCAATGTCCCTACAAATACTGTTAGCGTTCTGATACCAGGAACGACCTTCCTGCACCTCTAAAGGTGAGGCTAGAAAGAAAGATCCTAAAATGCTTGTCCGCATTGTTTGTTTGTTTGTTGGGTGGATGGTTTAAGGAGGGACCTTGCATAATGCTAAGGTCAAAACTACTGATGGAATTGAACCATCATAAAATCATCAGATGTAGCTTATTAGCTGGCGAGGCTAACAGTAACGCCAATAGGTGATAGGTTGCGAGCCTATCTATTGCGCTCTAATGTAGATAGCTTGGCGCGTGGATTGTTCTATAGATCCCTCAGCCCTGCCAATGGCTGCCGTATTGGTATACCGGTCGGCTCCGGCTGGCAAACCCCAGACTTGCTAGGCGTGGGATCGCGGGATGGATTGTCGAGGTGCTGGCTAGAGAGACCTCCGGCCAAAAGCGGCGAGACCTCCGGCCCCTCTCGCTTGTCCATACCGTAGCACTGGTGGATGCATCCTGCAGCGGATCGGCTCACATGTCTTCATACCCGGACAATTGGTAGGATGGGCAGGAGATGTGGTATCCTCTCGCGTCTTCCTGACGACAGATCGCCTCACTATCATTTTTACCTATTCCCTATAGGTTTACCGTAGAATCATACCCTGGGCGACCAATCAGGCAGGAATTACAGTTAATTCGGTCAGACTGTACAACTAACGCGGCCCAGCAGAGACAAGTAGGCCCCCCTGGGGGGTTCTGTGGCGCCCATGCCCTTCCGTCACGGCTTCAGAGATTTCAGTTAAAATTCACCAAGGGGTTGGTAGTGCCCAGTGGGGGAGCCAGTGAGTCTCCTCCTCAAGCCTGCCTTCGTTGTAGGACCACGTTTGACATTCGCGGTCAAACCACCAACACCTCCCCTTGTCGTCGTAATCCTCCGGCCGAGGCCGCTCAGCGACCGGCACCGGCTGGATGGTGGGGCGGCACCAGCGGGACTCCAGCAGATCGCCAGCGGCAATCAGTAGTTGCTGCAGAGGGCTTCCTGGCTCAGCCTCAACCGCTGCTTCGTGGCAGCCGACAGCAACGGACGGGGGCCACTGCAATTCTCGCCCTTCATTCGTCGCCCCCTCCGGACCGGGCTGGGATAGGAGGGTGCGCATCTGGCTGATGACGCTCTCCATGTCGCAATCAGCATCCCAGAGTTCAACAGCAATGGCACACAGCGCTCGCCAGTCGGTTGGGTTGCTCATGATTCATTGGGGGTAGTGGCGCCATCCAGCTCTTCATCCGTCACGCCCTCCGGCTCGGGCTGGGATAGGGGCCGGCACAGGTAGGAGTGGACGACAGCCCACGCCTCGCCCACGGGGGTTGATTCATCCGTGAAGCCGGAGCAAGTTTCAATCAGGTCAATCGCGGTGTAGATGTCCATTTTGGATGCGGAACTCATGATTCAGCGGGGGTAGTGGTGCCACCAGCCAGCTCGGCGGCGATGGCGTGGTCATCACTTACAAATGTGGTAAACTGTGCACTCAAGCTGCCTGATAGCAGTCATGGCAGCATCAATTTGCGTGCTGGCGTTACTCCAGCTCCCACAACTCATGTAGGCATGAGCAGTAGACACATGTCTGGCCAAGGTACTGTAGGCCAAAGCATAATCAGGTTTGGTGATCTCAACAAGTTCCATCAAAAGGATGTAAGGAGAAACGACAACATGAACAGCACACTGGTGAAGACCAGAAGATCAGACATTAAAGAACTCACTAACCTTACGACTAAAAAGCTGTAGGAAGGTTTCCTCAATTTCTACTACAGGCATTTCTTCAGCAACCTCAGGCCAGACAGCTGCAGCAACACTCGGGAATTGCTCAGAGAAGACCTCTTTGATCTGCTCAGCTACAAGCCGATGCTCCTTCTGTGTCTCAGGGCCAGTCCGTACCTCCAGGTAGTGAATCCAAGAGCGGACAGAACCTGTCATAAAGATCCTGGTGTTCTGGCAGACAGGCAGGATGCGACGAGCAGTCTCTTTGGCATAGCCATGAGCTATGAGATCCTGATACAGCTGTTGACCAGCATTAAGGTGATCTTTAATAGACCTGTAGACCTCATCAGGGGCCATGCAGTCAAAACTGTTCTGCCTATTCTTGGTGTCTTGAAGCCTCAGCTCAGGCATGGTGTACCCCACAACTGATGCGTCAGCATAGCGTTGGGAGAACTCCTGAAAGCTAAAGCTACGGTGCCTTAGGATCTGAGTAGCAATGTCCCTTTGGGTAGAGATCTCAACACCCATAGACACCATCTCAAAAGGAGACCAGTGCTTATGGTTAATAAGATACTCAATCAGTTTGTCTTTACGGTCAGAGTGAGGGTTATGAGGACGTGCTTGGAAGACGATCAGGTCTTCAGCATCAGGTGTGACATGAGTTAGCTTGACAGCAGAAAACATTAAACAAGAGTCATGGTGGATAGTATCATTACTGATATAATGACAGTCAGTTAGATTGAGATTAGCTAAGGTCTGGAGATTAGCTAAGATTGACTAAGATTAGCTAAGATCTGGAGCTTTCCTCAGTCTGGAGATTAACTAAGGTCTGGTGGTTTTGATTACAACTAACAGGTAATTGTTAGTTAAACAATAAGGCGAGATTCGATGACATAGTTGGTCGCTACGCTCCTTTGAGGCATGTCAATAGTATCTGTCTGTTAGTCTATTTAGTTTCCTAAGATTAGATTGGTCTGTAGTCTTGCTCCCCCTTACCCCCTCATTGGTGTCGTTGGATTGGTGGTTGTCGTTTGGTGGGGGCCAGCTTCATCGCAGAGCCCCCGGCACAGGTTCGGGTCCACCTCCTTCCCCTGTATACATGACGCCTCTCAGGATCCGTTGCAGCGCAGTGGATTTCAGCTTGTCTGACGAAGTTTCTTCAGCCGTTCTCCAGTTTGCTGTCGCCTGATCTTCTCCTGGTCGGTCAGGAACTGGCCTTCAGCTGACCCTTCAGCAGGCTTCAAAAGACCTGCAGCAGCTCGGATCTGGTCGATTGGGTAGTCCACCTCGTAGCCAGGCTCCAGTTCCTTGGCCTGGGTGTAGTTGGGGTTGCGCTTCAGCAGTTGAAGGAAGACAGAGCGCCTGGTGGTGTAGAAATTGACGGTCTTGTTGGTGTGGTCGATCTGGATGGTGGTCTCCTGGATGTCGCTGGCCATGGGGTCGTTCAATGAAATACGCGTTAAAACGGGACCGGGAAGGGGCCTCCGCTGGCCTTCAGGTGTCCCAGGTCCCTAGAGATGGATTGAGGGGCCGTTTAGGGCGAATTTGGGCCTATCGGATGGCTACCCAAGCCGAAGGTCCCTTGGTGAGGCCACGAGCCTTCCTCCGCTGGTCGAGATCAAAGCCCAGGGCCAGGTGATTGGTGGCTGAAATGGGGTCGTCCAGGAAGCTCTCTATCTGGTCGATCCAATCTTCCTGACGGCGATGCTTGACAGCCTCATAGGCAGAAATACCCATGGCGTCAGTGAAGTATTGGACCCCCTGAGCGATGCAATCCAAGCGGTCATCGTGACGGACAGCCCCCTTTTCTCTACACATGCGGCTCATCTGGTAGAAGAGCATGTAAAGAACTCGTTCCTCAGGAGGATAATCTTGATTGGAGGCGTAGTCCCACTCAATCACCTTCTGATCGAAGACTAGACGGTGTTGATTCATCACCGGTTCCAGTGCATCAATGATGCGATCCTCTTTTCTGACACTTGCCCTAGTCTCTTGGATGTCAAGAGCAAGCTTCATCTGTCTGATGTGCTTGCGGAAGAGTTCGGAAACAGTGCCGTCACCAAAGTTGGTCTCAATCAGCAGGGTTGTTGCCTTATATCTCTTACACATCCTGAGAATATCAAGAAGTGTCTTGTCGCTGTAGCCATCTCTGGTGGCGTACATCTCAGGAACGTAGATATAGCCATGGCGCTGGCCCATGATTGCAGCGGCGGTTTCGTCTTTACCACGACCAGAGGGGTCCACAGTGCAGATGACCTCCTGGTATGGCTCCCAGTCACCCTGGATGACCATGGGGGAGTAGAAGCGATCACCGGGGAGACCCACGGCAGGAAGCTCCTTGATGACGTTCCTGGAGTCAGAGCACCAGACCAGGGCATCAGGAGCCAGTTCTGGGTTGACAGAGGTGACGATCAGGTCACTGAACTTCAGCGGGAACTTCTCAGCGTCACTCAGTGAGGTGTCCAGCATGAACTGGAGCATGAAGTTGCTACGGCCCATGGAGGCTTCCCGCTGCAGCAGCTCTTCGTCGTCAAAGCGGAGAGAGTCAGTAGCTGCCCAGGGCTCTGCTCCCTGCTCGATGTCCTCCACCAACTGGGGAGCCATGAGGCCTTCGTAGCCACTCAGCTTGCGGGGATAGCGGGCAGGCCAGACAAAGGGCCGGTAGCCACGCTCAGCCAGCTTGCGATAGACGGTGAAGGTGGTCTGGGGAGTGCCCAGGTAGATGATTCGGGAGGTCTCCTTGGGGGTCAGAACCGATTCAGCCTCTGTGCAGAGCTGTAGCAGCTTCTCCCGCTGCATCTCGGTCATGCTGTTGCCAGGGACCTCTACGTCATCGAACAGAATCAGGTCGCCACGAGAGCCAGTGATCTGGCCGGTGATGCCGACTGACTTAACTGACGGGGCTTGGTGAGGCGAGCAGCGGACATCAAAGCTGATTCGACTCCAACGAGCAGTGTCATCAGTAGGCCTGAGCCACGACAGCCAGGGGGTCTCAATGATTAGCTTCTGAAGGAAGATTGACATGTTGTCAGCTCGCTCCTTTGAAGCCGAGATAATGACAATCTTGGCCTCAGGATCGTTGAACAAGATCCAAAGAATGAATGCACCAGTGATCCATGACTTCCCCACACCACGGAACGCTTGAATCTGAATACGTTTAGGCCCGTGCTGCAGGTAGTCCGCAATGGCGAGCTGTGCTCTCGTCGGAGGGGGCAAGCCAAGCTGCTGCCAAACACAAGACAGGAAGATTTTGAAGTCTTCCTTCATTAACGTGAGGCTATCTACCTCATTATTTCTTTGCATACGAAAAAGCCCCCACAGAAACTGCAGGGGCCGATGATGTACGTCGTTACTTGTTCTTCTTCTTACGCTGCTCTTCAATCAGACTCTTAGCGGTGTACGCAGTAGAGGTCTGGTTGGAAGGCGTAGCCTTGGAATAGTCCTCCGATTTCGGAGAGTCAACCTTGAGATCGACGTTGGTGTTGAAGTTCTTCATGCCACCACGGTTCTCCCGCTCCTTCATGCGATCTCGCAGACTGGATCCACCAACCTGACGATCGAGCAGGGGGTTGTTCGACTTACTGGTCCCCCGGTTGGGGTTGAAGTCTTCCCACTTGCGACCAGGGGCAGCCGCTGCAGTGGGTTGGGTAGAGGCAGCGGAACGAGCGGGCCGGGATGCAGAGGATGATCCGCCAGACGAACGGGAGGGCCTGGGTGCGGAATCTGGAGGGGGCAGCTGCGGGGCAGCGGGGGGCTTCCTATCGAGGCCGTAGTTACCGCGACCTGCACCAGTGTGGTAGAGATTTTCGTAGTTGGCTGCTGTTACGCCTCGTTTGGGTTTGCTGCCACCACCGGGCAAGTTTGTCCGCCGATCACCAGCATCGAACTTGCCTTTGTTCTTATTGAGAAGTGGGTGAGCAGCTAGTTTACCGAAGCCACCGGCAACATCAGCAAGTTGGAGTCCTATAGCAAGAGGTACAGCAAGTTTGCCGAGCAGACCTCGGCCAGCAGAAGTGGCAGCACGAGTAGTGGCAGTGGATGCTCCTTTTGCTGGGGTGGCAGCGGCAGACGGGCGAGCCGCTGGTGGGAGCCCAGGCCGAGCGGCACCGGGCCGTCCAGTACGCACACCAGATCCCCGGACAGTATCAGCACCACCAGTACCCCCTGGGAGTCGAGCAGCACTAGGCCTTCCAGGAAGAGTTGAGCTGCCACTACCACTGGACCTGGGGGCCGTCAAAGCACCACCAGGAGATCGAACGATGGCGCCACCTTTGCTGGGAGGAAGAGCGGGTCGAGCAGCAGTAGGCGTACCCGTTACCCGCGTAGAACCAGTTGTTGCACGCTGACTAGCATTGGTTACACGGGCGCCCCTAGCTGGAGGCTTTCCGTTAGACCCAGTAGAGACACTGGCAGTAGAAGTTGACGAGCGGTTAGGACGACCTTTGTCACTACGGACAGGAGTTTTAGTCTTACCCTTACTCCGATCCCTAGAAGAAGTTACTTTAGCCATTATGTTAATTGATCCAAGATAGAATGAGTTGTTCTCGATCTGGACGGGGGCCAAATGTCTCCCGCATCCAGTTCAGCCAGTTGTTGCTTCCCTTAGCTCGATTGCATCTTGCACAACTTGGGACGAGGTTGTGAGTGAAGTCTGATCCGCCAAATGATCTTGGCCTGACATGATCAATAGTAAGTGCATCTGGTTCATGTTTTTCTCCGCAGTAGGCACAGCAAAAGTGCCAATGTTCCTTGATTGCGTATTTCCGCATACGTCTGGCTTCAGTTGAAGTCATGGCGATCAAGTTATGGAGGTATGAATCGGGGTGGGGAAGCAGGGGGGTCATGCTCTTCGTTTCACCTTCCGCCGAAGATGAGGTGAGCCAATTTTCAAAGAAGTGTTGTTCGCTTTCTTGTACTGATAGTCAGATGGTTTTCCACCTCTGGCCCTTGCAGCTCGGTCATTTGAGCGTTCCGCTGGAGTCATGGCTCCACGTTTCTGACCCTTTGCCGTGGCTTTGCCAGAGGAGTCAACGTTCCCTGACTTTTTCAGTATTGACTGAGCGATGGCATAGGCTGACTGCTCGCTCTGTCCATTAGCTTTCAGCTGGCGAATCAACCTTCTCTTGATAGGAGGGATAGCCATTAACTTCTCTTTAGACGCCCGTTATTGCCGTGACCGTTACGGGCTCTGTTGGTCTTAGGGTTCTCAAGTACCAACCGACCGTCAGTAGTGTGGGACAGGTCAGGACCACCTTTGCCGTCGATGCCGCGCTTCCTGCGGGCGATCTTCAGCTCAGAGCGATAGTTGCGTTTCTCTGGAGACTTCCCGTACTTGGTATCGTAGGCAAGCTTCTTTTTGTAGGCTTCAGGGTTGTTCCTGTAATAGCTGGCGCTTCGTCCTGGTTTGCTAGTTCTCCTAGGCGCCACTGACCCTCCGCTGCACGTCCTCAGGGTTCACCACCGGAACAAGCCGCCTGAGGTTGTCGAGAGCGTTACCTTCTACAGCAACACCACTGATGTCGTTTTTGTGGAGCCAGTCAGCAGCAGCTTTGAGATCTGCAGCTGTAGGCATTTCACCTTCAAGAGCCTTGATGTGGGCCTCTGTGAGGATGTTGTGGAGGTGATTGAAGGTGAAATGCCTA